TTTTTGCAAATTGTAAGCTAGTATATATGGTGTGGAACACCGACAGGGCTCTCGTTGCAGCGAACCCTGAATGAGTCTACAACTACTCTATCTTGATGTTGTAGAACATGCGTTGCTGAGATGGCGGATCTCCTTGTGTAGATTCAAGTCTCAACTACAGTCCCGTAAATACTTTACAGAGCAACCGGTGGCACATAGTAGCACTTAATAGTGGCTGATTATGTGGGGGAAGATAGCGATTGGTCGACGACAGCATAGTACGTTAGATCCATTGGTAGTGCTGAAATAGCACTACCATGGCTTCTGAGCAGCATGAGTAGTATTATATGCAGTTGTTAATATCCAGTAAGAGTTTTAAGATTAATGATACTAATTTACTCTTTAAAAAGAATACCGAAACTTAATCTGAGCGTAGCGAAGATAAGTGAAGGGATTAGTTGTCTGTAAGACAACTTTAGATGAGGATAGTTTGATATAAATGAATAATAATGGATAAAAATAACATACCAATCTCGTTAGTGATAACAAAATTGGTATGTTAGTGAGTTGATTAAAAGAATGGTAAGTTAGATTTCTTAGTAGTTTCTAAATTAGATTTAACGATCTCATTTAATTGGGTTCTCTCATAAGTAGACATATTAAGTATATCTTCATAAGAGACACCTCCCCTCATGTACCAAGATAATTTAAGGGCTGATGTTTTAATTTCGTTTGCATCATTTTCCATTACGTCCAACAGCTTTTGAACACCCTCGTGTCCAAGATTCAAAAGCCTTAGCCGAAAAAATCAGACATGTTTAATGTAAATGGTTGTTCGTAATCATGTTGACAGTGTATGCACTTTACCTTTAAGGGTTTCATGTCAGTGCCTTCTTTTAATTTTACATTAAACTCTTTGATCATATCGTATGTATTTTTATCACAATTGTTTAAAAAATCCAATATATATTCTTTTTCTTGTACGAAGGCTGAAGGGGTTTTAATATATTCAATATTATTAGTAATGGCTTGTGAAGTTAGTCTAGTGGTTAAAATAAGTAGTTCTTTGATCTTCTCATTTTTTGCTTCTAGTTCTGTTATAGCGTCTAATTGGGCAAATCCTCGTTGTATCTCAAATTGAGATGTATTAATTTGATTAATTTCTTTATAGGTTAATGGTTTAAACTTAATGGATAACTCACCTAGTAATAATTCTTGGTCATAATTGCCTGGTTTTAGTCCTGCTAGTATACCAACTAAGTTTATATCATACTTTGATTCTTCTGAACATTTAGTACACATAGATTCAATTTCCATGTTATTACCATTTGTTGCAGTTCTAATTGCGATTAAAATAGCATCAAGATCCATGTTTACTATTGCCCATGGATCTTTGATATTGGGCATACAGCTTCTAATTATGTCTGCTACTGCTTCTCCATTGAATAGCGCATCAGGAGTTCTAGCAGTAATTTCATCGATAGCAGTCATTGGAAAAACAGGTAATTCTTTGTTGTCAGGCATTGATACTGTAGAGGAATTATAATACTTACCTTCACTTGGTAATTTTACATATATAGCTGGTCTACGAAAATATTGTTTTAGTGGGTTGTTTTCTTGAATCATAGTTGTTCCTATTTAAGAAAAAGATGTATTTTTAGGGAGACTAAATACAGTATTGCTATTTAGTGGGTAAATGATATGGCTGATAATTTAGATCCCGAATATTTGCGCGACCTTGAAGCTTCATTGCAAGCTTCTAGAGAGGCTGTAGATAATTGGACTACCGAAATGTTGAGTGGTAGGAGGGAAACAGGATTAGAAAGGGACGCAAGAAGATCAAACAACCAAGCACTAGCAGAAGAGAAAAAAAGAAGGGACGAGGTAAATCAAGCCCTTGGCCAGTTTAAAACTCAATTCCTCGGCGCTAGCTCAGGCTTTGGTAAAGCTCTCCTTAGTACAGAAGGAGGAATGTCAAAATATAATGCTAGTCTAAAAACTGCGTCAACTGGATTAGCTGATCTTGTAGGAAGTATTGGTGTTTTTGGTAAGGCTATAGGCGGAATTATTAAGGTAATTAGTTTTGCAGTAGAAACAGTAACCGAAGGTAATGAAAAACTAATAAAATCATATAATGATTTAGGTGAGATTGGCGCCGCGGCTTCCATAACCACATCTGATCTATTAAAATTTGCAGAAACTGCAGGGTACGGTACTCGTAATCTTGAGGGTTTAATTAAACCAGTTAAATCGTTGGGCAGTGGGTTAATTGCGTTAGGTGGTTCAACCGGTGAAGGGATAAAAAAGTTTGCACAGTTGGCAGCAACTACCGAGGAACAAAGAGCAGCATATCGTAGATTGGGATTTTCACAAGAAGAAGTTACTCAATTACAAGCCGATTATATTAGAACAACCACCAACGCTGGATTAACCCTAGCTAGAAGCGTTGAAAAACAAAGAAAAGGTGCAGATGAGTATATAGAATCATTGACAGTATTGGCTGCACTAACGGGAACTACTATAAAGCAACAGCAAGAAGCAAGAGATAAAGCATTAGCACAAGAAAATTTTAATGCTTATTTATTTGCTAAAGGTATAGAAAGAGATAAGTTACAAGCCCAAGCAGATGCTACTTTGGACAAAACAAAAAAAGCTGAATTACAAGCCCGAGCAGATGAAGTTGGTCGGGTAATACAGGCAAAAACAGCATTTGGACAACTAGCAATGTCCACTAGAGATGCAAAAGCAGCCACTGGTCTATTACAATTGGCTGCTAGTAAAAATGGGGAGGTATATACAGAACAAAGTGCTTATGTACTGGCTAGTGGTTTTAATTTTAAAAAATTAAATGATGCCCTTGAGCGAGGAGAAGATGGCTTCGATATTTATATGGAAGAAACTACAAGAGTAACTAAAAAGTTCACAGATGAATTTGGAGAAAGTGCATATGCATATGGACAAGCATCTATTGAACTACAAAAAACATTTGGAATAGATAATGATGCTAGACGATTAGCCGCCATACAAACAAATAGAAATACAGAAGCAGGCAAAAAGGCATATGAAGAAGAAAAAGCTAGATATAAAGCCAAAATGTCTGATGAAGCAGCAGCAAAAGATCCTACATTAAAAGCTGAAAACGCAAGATTAGAAGCAGAGAAAAAAACAAAAGAGGCTATGGATTCGCTGTATAAGCTAATACAAGGCCCAGTAAATACGGCGCTAACGGCCTTCGCAGACGCACTAACATCAATGGTTGATTGGATAGCAGATACTTTCAAATTGGATATAGGTTCTAAGGAAGACCAAACTAGAAGAAGAACAAAGAAAGAAATAAAAGAATTAACAAGTGACGTTGATCGCCTATCTAGACTCGATCCTACTAGTTTAACTCAAGGTGGAAAAAAAGAGCTACAAACTAAGAAAGATAGATTAGAGGTATTGCAAGGAAGAGATCCTAATCAATCTAATGCTGAAGCTAATAGATTAGGATTAGCAGCATCGTCCTCGGTAACATCAGTAGCAGGATCTACAGGAACCGGCGCGGCAGGTGGCGCGGCAGGTGGTGCGGCAGTCGCCAATACGGCTGCAGGTGGCGCAGGGGAAAATAATCGCCCACAAGGCTTTACTGACAGGATGTATCAATCTTTATTGCTAGCGGCTAAATCTGCCGGAGTATCCAACCCTGAAGCTATAGCCAAATTAGGTACAGCACAATCTGCATTAGAAACTGGATACGGAAAACACGCTCCCAATAATAATTATTTTGGTATTAAAGATTTTCGCAAAGATTCTACTACAGCAGCCCTGTCAACACAAGAATTTATTAATGGTAAGATGGTAACTATTAAAGATAAATTTATGACGTATTCTTCTATGGAAGAATCTGCGGCTGATTATATTAGATTTTTACAAAAAAATTCAAGATACAAGGGTGTATTGGCGGCTAACTCGTTTGAAGAGGCTGTTTCAGCACAAGCTAAAACAGGATATGCGACAGATCCTGATTACGGGGCTAAACTAATGGCTATTAGTGCAAAAATCCCGCAGGCCAGAGCAGGTGGAATATTCTCAGGATCAAATATGGGATTTCCAGTAGAACTTCATGGTAATGAGTTGGTAGCACCACTTGACCCAAACTCTATTTTAGCTAAAATGCTTACAGCATCTCCTAGTGAAGCTGCTGCAATGATGCCTAACACCGGTTCAAGTGGGGTTTCAACCGAAATGATTGAAGCTATGATAAACAAATTTGATACTATGATTAGTTATTTGTCTGAGGGCGTGGATATACAACAGAAAATATTAAGACAATCATAACTTTAATACTAAATACTCTATGACCTACAAAAAACGATTTACTAGAATAAACGCAACAGGCACCATGAGCCCAATTTCGGGCGGAAATAGCAATAAAGGCGCTTGGAATGGTAGTCCAGGACAAAATGGATCGCCTACTGGTGGTTGGGACAATAACGAATTTGGTTATAAAAACTATGGTAGCAGATTACCAGAAGTTTATACAGGTCACCCAAATCGTATCGAACGCTATAATCAATATGAAATGATGGACGTAGATGCTGAAATCAACGCATGTTTAGATATCATTTCAGAGTTTAGTACCCAAAAGAACGAACACAATCAAACTCCATTTGCATTAAAATTCAAAGAAGATCCTACTCCACATGAGATTGAACTATTAAAAACTCAGCTACAGCAATGGTGTAAACTAAATGAAATGGATACTAGAATATTCAAAATATTTAGAAACACTGTGAAATATGGTGATCAAGTATTTGTTAGAGATCCAGAAAACTTTAAGCTATACTGGGTAGATATGACCAAAGTTATTAAAGTAATTGTTAATGAAAGTGAGGGTAAAAAACCTGAACAGTATGTTATCAAAGATATTAACATTAACTTGGAAAATCTAACCGTAGCTCAAAAAACAAATACTGACTTTGCAGCCAATCCAGCAACTGGATTAGGTGGTACAGGTGGCGGTGGTGGAAGTGGTGGCTATACAGTACCTGCTATGCCATATAACACTACAGGTAGTAGATTTTCATTGGGATTTAACGAATCTGCTATTGATTCTAAGCACGTGGTTCATTTAAGTTTAACTGAGGGTCTAGATAGATTTTGGCCATTTGGTCAGTCCATACTAGAAAACATCTTTAAAGTTTATAAACAAAAAGAATTATTAGAAGATGCAATTTTAATTTATCGTGTTCAGCGAGCACCTGAGCGCAGAATGTTTAAGATTGACGTTGGTAATATGCCATCACACATGGCCATGGCATTCGTTGATCGTGTTAAAAATGAAATACATCAGCGTAGGATTCCAAGCATACAGGGTGGTCAAGCGATAGTTGATGCTACCTATAATCCACTGAGTATGAATGAAGATTATTTCTTCCCAGTTACAGCAGATGGTAGAGGAAGTACTGTAGAAATGTTACCCGGTGGTCAGAATTTGGGTGAGATTGATGATCTGCGCTACTTTAATAACAGATTAGCTCGTGGATTGCGAGTAC